TGCACCTATCACAGTGGATCTCCATACCTCCCCACCACTTATCAAATACTGCACTACCTTTTTCTACTTGTATCATATTAATATCCTCCTGATTTTCTTACCGTTGCTCCTTGTAGCGGAACGTGATCAATGCCACTTACTGCGGCGTATCTTAAAACATCGATTGGGTCTTTGTAGGCTTCTGTCTTACCACCCTCACCCGTATATTCAGCCAGGGCTTTGATGAGTTGTTCACACTCTTCTGAGATATATAAATGAGTACGGTTTAGCGATGATGTTGGTTTCTCGGTATCGTAAGATAGCTTTTCGTTAATTAACTGTAGTCCGTCATCTTCGTGTATTCCTGGTGCTGGTGTGAAAACCATATCCTCCTCGTCCAAGTCCTGAATAATATTACTCGACCCTTCCTTTGCCTGATAGGTTGCAGCTCCAAAACGCGGGTCAATAATGCGCTCGTATATTTCTTCGTCACCCTCCAGTTCTTTAATTAAGCCCACATAGTCACGGATACCATAACCCAAACCCTTCGCGGCAGGCCCCGGTTTCCATTTCCCGTTCTTCCATTCTCCCCAATCGCCGTATTCAATTCCCGGCCATTCGCGGTAAACATACCACGTATCAGTTGCGTCAACCGCTACCCATAAGAAGAACCAATTCTTTTTACCAGCCGGGTCCAATATGCAGTAGCGGGTTACATCCTTAGTCGGTATCTTATCCGAATCTATGACGTTTACATCTGTACTAAATTTAGGAAACTGAGTTGTAGCGGATTTAGTCGGAATACCATAAGCGCGAACAAGTATCTCCGCCTCCGTTCTCGTTTTTAAGTCACTGGCAATTCTGGCGTACCCACCAAACGGATTCTTGATGGAATGGAAGTAAACAATACCGGCGTTATGCGTATTACACTTTTGAACATATTGAACATCTCTGGGCGGATTAAGTAGTTCTGCATACGACCGCTTTAAGGTGGTTGCTCCAGCTAAGTAATCTCTGACTACTTCTGTATGACCGTGAATAGGCGTAAAAGTGACAAGCAGTTTACTGTTGCGGGTTGCCAACCTGAATCGAAGCGTGTCTATCAATTCCGGTCCTAGCAGATATTCGTCGCACCACGCACCGATGTTATACCAAGTTGGATGCTTACATCCCAATTCAGCCCCTTCCAGAATAGTATCATTGTTTAAAAATTGACTGTAATGCTTGAAAATAATCTGGCTACCGTTGGGCAGGATTAAAGAATCCCCGGTAAACCCATTCTTGAAAGAATAGGATACATACGCGCCGGATGTTTTAAGCGTTTTACGCAACTCTGCGGGGAGCCACGAATACACCCAATTTTGCATTTGCCGGTCACTTGTTTCCTGGTTTTGACAGAAGCAAAAGATGATCGAGTTGGGGTTTTCTATCGCGGCCTTAACTACCGTACGCGCACCAAAAATGCTCTTAGACGACCGATTGCCCCCAAGTATCATGCACTCGTCATAATCCGCTAGAACCTTATCTGCCTCAGTCCAAGGCTCCAATGCATAGCCATACTTTAGCGGATCGTTCTCCGCATTAACTATCGCTTGGTGGTAAGCCTCATGTAACCGGATTAATGTATCCGGCTCCATTAAAGCTATCTCCTCGGTGGTAGGTGGCTTTAAGACCTCATGTTCTACCCATTCTAGCATATGTTCTTGAGTCTCAGTCTCATTAAGTTGTTAAAAAAAGGGATCATTCCTCCACAATCTCCGCATCTATAACCTGCGCTTTCTTAGCCACATCTATTTTAGCCTGATCTATTAAAGCCTGTGCTTGCTCAATCCCCATAACCTCACGGTGTTCTACAATTTGAGAAGCATTGCCGGTTAAAGCATCCCCTCTCTTGCCCGAAATATCATACACAAATCCAAGCTCTTTTACCGGGATCTTCTCTAACCCATCCGGTGAATCCATCGCATCTACTAATCTCTGCTCTATCGCTCCCCTGGTTAGCTCAGTCAACCGCTCCGCATCCATCGCAGCTACTTTCCGACGATCAGTTATCTCAACTTCATTGGAGATTTTAATGCGCGTTATAGTATTCATTCCTATCCCGCCACGCCCGAGCTTCTTTACCCTGTCCTGAATTACTCGGTACGGCGCACCATTGGCCAGTAGATGCTTAACCAACTCTGCTTTTTCCGGGTCAGTTGCTTCTAATGGCTGACGATACTCACCTAAATTCATCTTGTTATCCGACAAAGGGATAACCATGTCTGAAATAGATTTCTCTGCTTTGGGTTTCTGTTTCTTAGTCATTTTAAAACATCCCGCAATGGCCCATCTTTTAGATAAACCATTTCTTCCTTATGCTCGGTAGCCACATTATTACACAGAAAGTCCACCCAATCATGGTCGTAACCACGGGACAGTAACTCTGCTTTTGCTTCCTTGGTCGGGAGCAACATGCATTTAAAGCAATCCGTAAATAGTGCATCCATTAAATCGTCTGGCTGTTCCTCTTTACTCATTTCAAAAGTTTCTTAAATAGCTCTCCAGCCAACCAACCCATCATGTAGGCAAAGTATTCCTCGGCATCTTCGCTCGGAACAAAGCCAAGCTCCCTGCCTGTTCTTAAAACAGCGTGGGTGCATTCATGCATAATAGAATCAACTGACCTTGGCCGAACATTGGATTCCTTTAACCAGATCACCGCATTTGTACCCATCGGCCAACACAGCCCGAGATCGCCCTGCTCCCATCCGCGCAATGAGTCTTCCTTGTGCAATAAGCGTTTAGCGCGAGCGTATTGCTCTAATCCGCCTTGATCAAATTCCCCCAACCAAAATACAAACTTAACCGGATAATGCCGGTTTGCTAAAACAAACTTAACTACTTCTTGTGGCTTCTTGCTACTCACTCGATTTGGATAATATCAAATCCAAAAGTATATGTCAAGATGATTATATAGTTATATTTAGATATGTTTATACAACTATCTCGTCCTGAATTTTCTCCAACGCCTCGACTATCTCATACTTAGGTAATCCTTTGCTGAGTAGGTCTATGATGTCGTCACGCATTGATCGGCGACCTAACTTCCATGCCTCCACCAGGGCTCTATTCAAATCCTCAGCCGCCGTAGTAACTTTGCGCTCCCTAATGCGCTTATGCATCGATGCTATGGGGTAATCGTCGGTGTTCATTGAGCTGCCTCCAATTCATCTGCAACCAACTTGGCATACCCCGCTATATCCACCCAATTGTCGGCATAGTCTGAATCGCCGTTAATAATTCTGGATATTTTAGTGAAGATCAAATCAAGGGCTTCTTGCTGGGATTTTCTTAATCGGTCAGATCCTGGGGTGTGAGCTATTATAGATTTTAAGTCCTGACTCAAAACGGAGTTATCTTCAAACGCCCCATACCGACTACCTCGCTCCGATAAGGTCTGGTCTATGCTGGTTGGGGTTGAGGTGCAATCCAGTGGCGGTTTAATCGGCCCATTACAAGGATCACCTACCCCTTGCTTGAAAGAGAATCCAGAGAGAGGCTTACCCGTTCTCTCTAGCTGGGCTTTCCTGCTCATTTCGCGGATTTCCTTCTCGGCTTGGGCTTGCCATTGTGCGGATTCACTTGCGGTATAGGGTGGAATAGGGGCATTGAGCGCATTACCAGCTTGAGGTGGGGTCCATTCTGTGCAGGCTTGGTCTGTTGGGTTATCCGGTATCGGGTTCGGCCCAATCTCCATCAAACATCGGCCATCACTACCGGCTGGTAAAACTATAAATGTCTGCGATGCTCCAATAGAATATGTTCCTGGTTTAATTGCTTCCATCCCTTAACCATAACGATGATGCCCGAACTTAGCAAGAATTATTTATTCTTATTAACTTTTAATATTGACAACACAACAACCTCATATATTATACAACCTTTCCATAGCACCGGGCCGCCCTAGTTGGGTTTTGGTTATTATGTTGATGTTTAGTTGTTTCAACTCAGGGCGGTTCCGGTCTGTTCTTTTTTAGTTTGTCTTGTAGGGCCATGCACAGACTGGGTCATAGGGGGATTACTCCCCCCCCCTACACTACAATTTTAACCACTGCCCCAGGACGAATTGCGCAGTTCTGTTCTGGCTTGGTTTACCGGGTAGGACAACCCTAACATAATTAGACCGTCTTAGTTTATTCTAGGGCGGTCTTTTTTATTGATAGCTATCCCGCTTTATCCTAGATAGCCCATAACAATGACTGATAAAACTAATAAGATTATCGTTATGGCAATCGTCACTATTATGACCTTGGCCGTTCTGACTTATCTTGATCAGTGTATGGTGTAGGTTACCGTTGCATACCTCAAATTAACGCACATTCTAGCCCCGTAGAGTGCTGCTCAGAGCCGTTCTAAGCTACTTTGTTGAGGGTAGGTTAGTCTTGGTATAGGGATGGGCGGTTTAGGGCTTAGGGTTGGGGAGAATTGGTAGGTAAATCAAAGTCAGGATGGTGCGTTCTAGGTGCGGTTATACT